TGATTTATTTTATAATAGAGATGAGAATATATCAGGGGTAGCCTTGCAGTCTGCTTTGTCAGGAATCGGTACTCCTAGTTACGGTTCTTCAGTTTCGTTTAACTCTAAACTATTCCAGTACGATACCAAAGACTCTTACACAAACACACTCCCTAACTCGTTGAATAACTTAGAGGCTACTTTCAACCTAAGGTATGAGACAAATGAAATCAATGCTCAAAAAGCCGCCGTCTTTTTTGAGGACAAGCATGGTGACCAGATGTTCCCAATATCATTCAATGATACAACTTACAACACAGTCAGTGGGATATGTGACAGTTACTCTATTAACCATGTCAATAATCAGCATTATGAACTGGATGCGTCTATAGTTGTAGACCAGTCCCCAAACCTTTTGAATTGGTCGGGGATGAATTTTATTAATTATACATTAGTGAACTGGGCAACATCAACCTCTTATGACAAGTTCGACATAATCTACAGTGGTGTCAATACAAACAAATTAAATAACTTCTATTACTGCACCGAAGACCACACTTCGTCATCTACTAGTGCTGATGGACCTACAGGTTCTTCTAGTAAGTGGAGTCAAGAGTTTTTCTTTGAGCCTGATATTGGTTTTAACAACTCTGTTAACTTCAAGAACGAGCGGCTGGAGTTTAAAAACTCCTTCAGGCAGAGAGTGAAGTCTAATGACAACAATGCAACTTTCCCAGTAGACTACTCCTTTAAAAATATACCGAACAAACAACTGAAGGCTATGGTCCACTTCCTAGAAACGAAAGGTGGTTATAGAAACTTTAGACATCAAATACCATCTATTTATAATAGGCCAAAGGTTTTCTACTCCCCTTCTTGGACCCACACTTGGAACTATTTTAACTCAAACGATTTACAAGTAAGCCTAGTAGAAGACGTTCTAGGTATAATTCCAACAGACACTTAATATGGCCAGAGATATATTAAAAAGTAATAACTCTCTTGTGATTGCTGGGCAAAGACCAGCTTTTACTACATCAGACAGAGATGGAGCGACTATGAGTGGGGCTTTTATGAGTGCCGTCCAGAGTGTGTCTGTAGGTTTCTCCCAAGATAGGCAGAAATCAAAGCAGATTGGGTCTCAGAATTTAGCTGTTAATGATATTACTAGGATGCCAGACGTAGACTTGAGTATCGACTACTACTACACACCTGCTATGCTCAATGAGAATCTACTAGGATTGTCTAATTCAAACCCTTCCTATGTTGGCACTGGTTTTTTTGAAGGCTACACTAATGATGATCAGAATTTTTATATTGTTAATCACGAGGATCAAGGTTCTGACCTGATTGTTAATAATGCTTCTACTGTGGCTAATTTAACAACAGCATCTGAAGCTTTTTGTGTAGGCAATGCATTCCTGACGAGCTACTCTCTTGGGTTTTCAGTAGGATCTCTCCCTGTAGTTTCCACTTCATACAAATGCTCTAATCTTACCGTGGTTAATGGTCCATTTACTGGGGTGGAGAACCCAGCTATTAATCTTAACTCAGGAAACAACAACAATGTTGGTGCCGTTGACCTAAGAGATGCAGAAGTAAGTGGGTTTGATTACTACAGTAACATAAATAGATTTGATCCTCCTCTGTGTGGACCAGATCATGTTGAGTTAACTCTACAGAACTTAGAGGTTGGGGGTGCGCCCATAAGTGGTGACGCTCATATACAATCTTTTTCTTTTGACATCCCTATTCAAAGGACAGACCTTCATGGACTGGGTAGTAACTATGTGTATGGGAGAAAAATACAATACCCTATAACAGCATCTGTAAGTATGGACCTTTTGGTTTCTGGTTTTGCCACTGGTGAACTGGCGGCACTGATGAACACAGAATCAAGTTATGATTTTGACGTAAAGATACAAGATAGAAGCGGGGAGTATCAGAATACATTCTCTTTTGATTCTCTAAGGTTGGAAAGCTCTGCCTACTCTATGGATGTTAACGACAACATGAATTACTCACTCAGCTTCAGTTTTGAAATAGAAAATCAATAAAATGGGTTTAAAAATAAAAAACAGCAAGAATATTGTTACTGAAGGGTTGGTTTTAGCCTTAGACAGTTCTGACAAAATATCTTATCCCGGAAGTGGTAGCGCATGGGTAGATAGAATAGGTAGTAATAACGGAACATTAGGAGGTGGAACAACTTTTAGTTCAAATAATGGCGGTATATTTCTTTTTGATGGTACAAATGAAAAATGTGATTTAGGGAATACAGCGAAAAGCTTGATACAGAACAAAACTAATATCAGCATGGGAGTTTGGGTTAATTTACAAACCCTTGGGAATCTAAAAGGTCTTATAGGAACAATGAAATACAGCTGTTCTCAAAATCTAGGTCTAACAGTCACAAACTCCGATTTGAAATTTTTTAACGATACTTCTGCTTGCGTTTCCCCCACTATATCAGGAGTAATGGTTACCAACAAGTGGATTTATTGCGTAGGTACATACGATGGTACGACAACAAAAGTTTACAGCATAAAGGATGGGAGTTTGTCTTCTGCTAGTAGCACGGTTAAATCAGGGAATACAAACTCGTTCACTTCTAATTTTGTAATTTACGGGGCGCATGGTAGTGCCACTCATGCATACGGTTCTTCAGCTCATGTATATAACAAAACTTTAACAGTAGCAGAGATTCTCCAGAATTACAACGCCACCAAATCTAGATTCGGTCTCTAATCGTAATCGACCTTAACATTCTTACTCTCGTAAGTTTTTAGTTCTGAAACGTGGCGCTGACCATTTCTTTTCGCAGCGTAATCGTCAAAGTATTTCTTCTTGACAGGGTCCTCTCCTCCAGCTTTTTCAGCCCTACGTTGGCTCATCTCTTCTGAATAGTCCAACATATTACCCACAGTACCTTTCTTTGCCCCTGTGCTGTCCCTGAATTGACTTTGGCTAAAAGGGTCTATATTTGAGTCAATTGATGCATGAGGGACAGTAAACACCCTTTTCCACTCAAGGCCGAACTCGTCAATATAGATATGCTCATCATTCATTGACTGGATAACATCCTTTTCCTCTCCTGTGTCTGGATGACGGTAAGTGTACAAGGGCATATGTTATTATAAATAAAAACGGGGGCGTTTCCACCCCCGCTGTTTAATTGACCTTGATTTTAGAAGGTTTTACAACCCCTTTCTTAGGCAGCTCTACAAGGAGCAGACCTTTCTCCATCTTGCAAGATATGTTTTCTGTGTAAACTTTTTTCATTAATTTTACAGAGAACTTCTTCTTTGAATCCTTAGGCTTGGTCTCGATGTTGAGCAGATCATCTGTTACTTCCACTTCGACATCATCTTTAGAGAAACCGGGAAGCTCAACCTTCAGTTGGTAAAAATCCCCTTTGTCTCTGATAGTGCTATATGGTCTAACTGAATAATCTTCGAATATATTGTCAAATAATGTATTAATCATACTCTACTATTAACATAACATGTGCCACTCTAGAAATCGTTGGAGATACGGGACATAATGACATCCACAGTATTGGAATAAGTCAACTTGTCTGCCAACTTTTGTCCCTCTGTGTTAGTATGTCCCACTTTCTTCTCAGACTCTTCCATGGCTGCCAACACCTGATCCTCATCCCAAGAGTAAAAAGTTCCTTGGTTGAAGGGTGAACCCTTTTTGAAGAATACATTGTCAGCACAATCTACTTCTCCATTTGGTTCTATTAGGATAGAGTTTTCTTTTGTAGCCCAATCCTTGTGAGATGTGGCGTTCAAAACAATACTCCACTTCCCTAAACAGGTTGCATTGAATGAAGGAAGGTTCCAACCCTCTGCCCCAGAAAGACCTGTTAAATCAACATCTATTGCATTCAGAAACTCATTGACTTCTGAATTTTTCTCTAGATGAGGAAGGAAGTTGATATTTGTGTATCTTTGCCCACCGAGAACAGCGTCCAAGGTTTTTTGCATGTCCTCAGGTTTGTAAAACGGATTGTTTACTAAACAAGATAACTGATACTTGGGGTTATTCCCATATTTCTTTAGCCAAGTTCTAATAATAGCAGCTGTATGCTTCCTATGCTCAAACTTGCCCATTAAACCAAAGTGAACAACATCACTCAGGTATTCTTTTTTTGTTTCTTTGAAGTCTTTGTCGAAACCCAAAGGGACGAAGCTGCTGCCAAACAAGTTAGCAGCGTGTTCAGAACTAAAGAATGTTTCAGTTTGGGCATCGCAAATTTGTTCTTCTACTTCCGTAGGGTTATTACACTCATAAAACGAATACAGGTATTGTTTTTCATTCTTACGATTTTCAGAACCATTGAGATGCCAAACTTTTAAACAAGGGATTTCCTCACCTAGGTAGGAGTACCTATTGTTGATTGAGTCTTGGATCTTAGACTTTAACTCATCTGGAACATCATATGCTTTAAGGTCTATATTCCCGGTGGGCCAGATACCAACATCATGGCCCTTCTCAAACAACTCCCTGATAATGTTATAACTAACATTGCCGAGACTAAGGGAGTTAATAGGTGCTTCTACTAGGATCTTCATTAAAATGGCACTTCGTCATCTCCAGCACCTACTGACGCTGGAGTCTTTGAGTCATCATCTTTTTTCTCTTTAGAACCAGAATTAAGGAATTGGATGTCCCGCCCCTTGATATAGTACTTGGAGAAGTTTTTTCCGTCTTTCTCCCAAGAGTCCATTGCAAGCTCGCCACTAAAGACAAACTCTCGACCTTTTGAGAGATACTTTCCTGCTACTTCAGCAGTTTTGTCCCATACTTCAAGATCAATGAAGCACTTTGTTTTTGCGTTGCTAGGGGAAATACCAACCCGAAGTCGGGTTACAGTTTTTCCGCTATTCGTCTGCTTCATTTCTGGATCTTTAACCAGATAACCTACTGCTGTTACTGTATTATACATAATTACTAACTTTCTTGAATTGTGATAAACATCTATTGTGGATATTTATCGTTCCTTGGATACTCATACCTACTTTACCAGCTATGATTCTCCAAGGAGTTGTCTTATTAAGGCACTGATTGTATCTCATGTCAATAACCTTTTTTGTTTTTTCGTCACATTCCTGTTTCACAAACGACTTAAACAGAGATAGAACCTCCTGTTCTTGCATTGATGTCATGCCATTCTCCGAGGATGGCTCTGATCTAACCTCACTGAGAGAACATTGTGTGAACTTCTTCCTCTTGTTAAGTGTATTCAGACACTTCCATTTTGTGTCGTTTGCTAGGTATGTGGGAAACTTTGTGTTTCTCTCTGGGTCGAAATTTATTGCTGAGTTGTAAATCGCCAAGCTCTTATCTTCTAGGAAATTTTGTTTGTCGCTACAGTTTGTCGGACCAGATAGGAAACGGTCTACCATAGTATGGTATATACCAGAATGCCTATCGATCAACTCCAGCAAAGAGTCTTGGTCGGCGTCATCCTTAATCCTTAGAATCAATTCCTCATCGTTCACAATTGTTATTGTATCCAATTTTGCAAAATTGTCAACCTATTATAGTATATTATATTATTATAATATAATTATAAGAACGTAATCTGTAGC